TCAGTCTTTGGATTCGTCTTTGGGCGATTTGCGCTGGCGGCGTTTTATCTCGCCTTTTACTGCGGTGATGATGAATTGCGCTTTTGTCTCACCTGCTTCAAGGCTACTTTCCATTTCAGCAACAACATCGTGCGGGAACCGTGCATTCAACTGCTGTGACTTGTTGTTAATTGAACCCGTTGCCATTACTGGATCTCCATGTGCTAAGTGCGATTCAGTATACGTAAAAATAACTCTAAAAAATACCTTGAGGTGCGATTCACTTGGGCGTAATGTTAGCTGCATAGGTGCGATTCACCTATGAAATGCGAAGCTCGGCAGTGTTGGAGCACTAACCGAGCCTCTAACCACAATGTTATTGGAGCTAACACTATGGCTGATATCCAGTCTACCCAAACTCGCCCCGAATTTCAGTATCGCTTTCTTGCTCTGGGCACATCGTCCCAACGTGTCGTGCATATTATCGCTACCACCGAACGTCAGGCACGAGAACATTCTCCCGATGGCTTCGTCATGGTTTTCGCTGGTCGCCTGCCCGTTCAGGAGGTGCGCCATGTTTGATAACACTCCGTTAGAACCCGAAGAAGCGCTCGAGCAGTGTCGTGCGCTGGCTTATGCCATTGTCGAATTGAACCATCCAGAATCGAAAGAGATTTTAACGTTCGTGTTAGCGGAACGGCTAGATAACCTGCACCGACTCTTTCATGCGTCAGAAACGGATAAACCAGAGGGAATGAGTCATTAGAAACAGACTCCTCATCTTGCAGACGCAATGATTCAGACCGCCACGCTAAGGCCGTTTCTGCCTAAATCGAAGCAAAGAAAAAGGCGCTTAACCAAAAGAGGTAAAGCGCCTTTTTTCAAATGCTTAACTGATTAGTATCAGTTCATGCCGTACATTTTTATTTCCTGTCTTCATGCTTCCTTGTGTTTCTCTATTACCTTTAATAATCAGTAAGTTAAGAATTATATTCACTGTATATTGTTCCAGTGCTTTTTACTGTTTATGCTGTTATGCAGAGATTTATGTATAAACATTTGTATAAACACTTTGGGGCATTATGGCGGGTGAACTCAACAAACTGAGCGACAAGCGGCTACGGAACTTAATGGGCGTACCCAACCAAAAGATTGAGTTCTATGCTGATGGTGCCGGGTTGAGCGCGAAGGCTTCAAAAGCGGGTGGCATTAGCTGGGTGTTTACCTATCGTCTAGTTGGTGAAAAGTTGTGTCGCGTAACGCTGGGACGTTACCCGGATATGAGCCTTAAAGAAGCCAGACAAGCGCGTGATAAGTGCCGTAATTGGCTTGCTTCTGGTAAAGACCCGCGCCATCAGCTTGTTCTGACCGTAGAAGAGACGTTAAAGCCCGTAACGGTGAAAGAAGCGCTTGAGTATTGGATCAAACAGTACGCCGAAGATAATCGCGCCAACGTGAAACGGCATGAAGCGCAACTGAAGAAGCATATTTATCCCTATATCGGGAAAATGGCGTTGGCCGATTGTGAAACACGTTACTGGTTGCAATGCTTTGATCGCATCAAAAAGGAAACGCCAGTAGCGGCTGGCTACGTTTTCCAAATGTGCAAGCAAGCCCTGAAATTTTGCCGTGTTCGCCGTTACGCGGTGAGCAATGCTTTAGACGACCTCACAATCCCTGATGTTGGCAAAAAGCAGCGCAAAAAGGATCGCGTGTTGAGTGATATTGAAGCTGGTGATTTATGGGCGGCTATTCTATCTGGGGATAGGTTTATGCCTTATTACACGCATCTACTAAAAATCATTATGGTGTTTGGTTGCCGCTCTCAGGAAGCGCGTTTATCAACGTGGCAAGAATGGGATCGTGATGCCTGGATTTGGACGGTTCCCAAAGAACACAGTAAAGGCGGTGAAAAGATTGTGCGGCCAGTACCTGAAACGTTACGGCCATTCATCGAACAGTTATACCAGGATTACGGCAAGTCTGGCCTCCTACTTGGTACAGAGAAGAATGTTGAAGCTGTCAGCCAGTGGGGAAGAGGCGTTTATAAAAAGTTAGGTCATTCTGAGGCGTGGACACTGCACGACTTACGCCGGACGCTTTCAACGGGTATGAATAACATGGGGATCGCCCCTCATGTTGTCGAGCAACTATTAGGGCATTCAATGCCGGGAGTTATGGCGATTTACAACCGTAGCCTATACCTACCGGAAAAGCTGGATGCACTGAACAAGTGGGTAGAACGGCTGGATGTATTAGCGGATGGGCATGAGAATATATTTATATTATCGTCTGCTAAGCGAATGTGAATTATATTGAGGTAATTATGAAACCTATTATGGATTATTATAAATTAGTTCGTGCGTCTAATTTATTAGAGTGCGAAGTCGATGATATTATTCATTTCTGGCTCACAGGGCGTATTAAGTTGCAGGTTAATCTTAATGCCGAACCCTGTAGTTTAAGTAGATACTTACCCGATGATAGATTGGAAAGATCTTTTTATCGAATGTTAGGTGATATTTATGGTAGCGATAACATTTATACAGGTAGAAGATGGTTCTTAGATAATGGAGTGGAAAGCGAAGATTCCTTCTTGGATGAAGAAAGTAATGTTGGGTTATTTACATACACAGGGAAAGCTTATGGGCTATGGGATATAGTTCCAACAATAGTAACTAGATTTATTGATGAGGGTGTTGTTTTATCTGATATGTTTGGTGTTTTAGATATGGATAATAAATCTGGCGTGGCATTTGTTCATGGTTTTTCTTCATATAGAAGAAACGATTTTTTATGTTTTGAAAAACCAGTTAATGTAGAAAAAACAAATTTAATAATTGATCATGATAACCTTCAAAAAATAGTAAATTTTTTTAAAATTGGCATTTGGGATGGTAAAGATGAGGAAGAAAATAAATCTGACTCATATTCGGTTGGAATTGTCGATATTAAGAAAAGACAAAGAACTTCATCATCAGCAAGAAATGCTATAAAAATAATGCTTCAAGAGCTTTATCCCGAATCAATAGGAAATTATAAGAAGATATCAGAATTACTAGAAGCGACAGCAACATCACAGGGGAAGAGTATTTCCTTTGATGACTATACGATTGGTAGATGGCTAAAAGAATAACCTCAGCAAGTATCTCATTAAGGTTTAACACCTTATTAAGGGACTAACTGCTTAATAATTTGTATAAAAAAATAGATGCTGTCTCTGCAAACATCAAAACAGCGGAGACAACATAGTGAAAACTAGCTTTACCCCACCAACCCCAACACAACGCCGTACCATCCTTGAAGAATACGGTTTCAAGTTTGATCGTCGTATTCGTGAAAGCGAGTGTCAAGAAATAACCAGCCTTTCCCGTTCCACTCGTTGGAATATGGAGAATGAAGGCAAATTTCCGCCCCGTTGTCACTTTGGCCGTAATAGTTGCGCCTGGCTTCTTAGTGATGTGCTTTGGTGGGTTCGCAATCCCCCAGCCGTCGAGAACGTTAATACACCATATAGCCGAAAATCAGCTTAATTAACGACAGGTAATCAACAATGAAAAAATTAAATGCCCTTACCGGGCAGGGATTCGATCACCCTGAAAGCAGCCTGATAGTTAATTCAGTACCAATGATGAGCAGCCTGCAAATGGTTGCTTATATAAATGACGAACGTAAATCAAAGGCCAAAGCGGAGGGGGTGGGTTTCCCTTGCAACAAATATCACAAACTCCGCCATGCAGATTTCAACAAAAAAGTACCCAAAGTGCTTGGTGTGGGGTATGCGAAAAATTTCGCATACCCATTCCGCAATGAGCAAAACGGGGAAGAATATCCCGGTTACCTATTCCCCAAGCGCGAAGCCTGCCTAATGGCAATGAGCTACAGCTATGAGCTTCAAGCTGCGGTATATGACTACATGGAAGAACTGGATCGCCAAAGGGATGGATATTTAGCCCATACCATCAACGAACTCCAACACATCGTTACTTCCGCTCGTCAGTTTTCGGATGAAGATTCGAGTGATGCAGGTCGCCGCCTCAGAAGACGACAGGATGATTTGGTTCTACTGGAGAAAGCGGAATACCTGGTTAAAAGCCTAAGCCAGTTGCCGCTCAATTTCGGGAAGGATAATCCAAATGCTAAATAAAACAAAAGCGGCCACGCCAGGCCGCTCATGTCACTGCATAAAACTAAAGCGTGTCCAGAATACCACATATTTGTGGTTATTACCCAAAGCCCAAAAATGTCCTCTGGAACAAAATCAACATGTTAACCGCTTGAAAGAAAAGCAAAGCGCAAAATTGCGCTTAGTCTGCCCGTATTCAGGTTCGCCTGAACATAAACACTGCTTAGGTTCGGCAATCATCCTGATTGGATGTAAGGAAAGAAATCATAGAGTTACATGGCTGAGGCAAAACAACGTTAAACGTGGTTTAGAGGTTTCGACGAATGACACAGAGACGTGCGGGGATAACTTAACCTCTTTAAGAGGGTTAGTTCGGAATTTGTGCGTGACTATTAGTCACCCGCAAAACAACCCCGAAATCATCGGGGCAGTTCACAGCATTACGGGGAGTAACCCTGTTCAGCTTTCAGATTCCGTTCTGGCTTGCTTACGCTGGCGGCGTTTGATCTCGCCTTCAAGGGCAGTAACAACAAACTGTCCGGTACTTTCACCGTCTTCTTTCAAACGCTCAACTGCATCGGCGATATTGTGCGGAACCCGCACGTCAAATCTTTTTGACTTGGCATTCACTGACTTTGTTGCCATTACTGGATTCCTTGCAAAATGGTGTCCGACAATCATATACAAAAAAATATTCAGTGCAATGCTTGACGTGTCCGACACGAATAAAATACATTGTGTCCGACACCTTTATTTCTTAGAGGTGCCAAAACAGCGAAACCCCGGAGTGTTTGCGGCACTACCGAGGTTTCTAACCACAATGTTATTGGAGCTAACACTATGGCTGATATCCAGTCTACCCAAACTCGCCCGGAATTTCAGTATCGCTTTCTGGCGCTGGGCATTTCGTCTCAAGGTATTGTTCGCATCATCGCCACTACCGAACGCGAAGCACGGGAAAAATCACCTGATGGCTGCGTTATGGTTTTTGCTGGTCGCCTGCCTGTTCAGGAGGTGCGCCATGTTTGATAACACGCCGTTAGAACTGGAAGAGGTTATCGATCAGTGCCGTGCGCTGGCCTACGCCATTGTTGAACTGAGCAACCCCGAAGCTAAAGAGATTTTAACTTTCGTATTAGCGGAACGCCTTAACAGCCTGCATCAAGCTTTCCAAGCATCGGAAACGGAGGTCGGTCATGTCTAAAAACCACCTCAATCATACCGAAGAGGCGATCACTCAGATTGTCCACGCTAAGGCGATTATTACCCTGATTGCGTCGCAGGATACTAATAGCGCCGCTGTAGAAAACGCGCTTGAAGCTGTCACTGAAATGCTGGAAAAGGCAGAAGCTGAACTGGCGGAGGTGCATCATGCCTAAAGAAATCAATCTGGATGCTTACTACGACGATCAGCGACGTGTTAACGCTCTGATTGGTTCCACTTGTGCGCCAGTACCCGTTATCCCGGAAAACATATCGCGTAGTCGCCTGTTACGCGCTCAGGTGGGATTACGGCACCTGCTGACTGAGGTCATTCCCCAAATCACTGACGAACAGCAACGCCATGAAGTTTATTTGTGGGTTGATGGTATTTACGCCATTACGTGCTTTGAGGAGCTGGATGCGGGGATTCAGTCATGAACGGACAACACCTTGAAGTCGTTACGTGCGTAGAACATGCCAATGTAATGAACAAACAGGCCAGGGCGGTTCTCTCTATGTGGCTTGATTCCTTATCAAATGAGGCGCAGGACGAAGAAGAGGCTAATCTTGTTGCCGCTGTTTTATCATTGGTGGCTGGTGCGATTAATCATCTTGATAAAGCGACGGAGGTACGCAATGCGCCAACCTCAACCAAATGATCGCTATCAGGACAAGAACGGCCAACGTGTCACTGTCAGGGACAACGCCTTTAACCGTGTAACGTTTGTGCGCGATGGTTATTCAGCGGAGTGTGTTTATCCCGATAGCCGCTTTATTGCCGAGTTTACCTGCATAGATGGAGGTCAGGCATGTCCACAAAAGTGAAGCGTCAGGAAGCCATGTCCGACGCCTTATTTTCCTGCCTGTATCTGTGGGTTAATGGTCATGTGCTGAATCCGAAAGACGTAGCACGGGCAATACAACGACATAGTGACAGTACCAAAGGTTATGGGAAATTAGCCGTAGAACTCCATAAGCTGGCGGATGCCACCCAAACCACTTACGAATGGTTGTGCGATCAGGGACTGGTAGCGACTGACTCAAAGAAGCAGCGTGAAAAGCGTATGGCGCTGGTGGCCGGAATTATTGGTCAGGAGGATGTGAAAGCCCAGCTTTGTGACGATGAGCGGATTAACCGAGTATTTCCCTCATCCCCGCCAAAGAAGAAGGCGCAGGATATAGGGGTAACTGACCTTTCCCGCATGGGAGCCAGCCAACGCGGTGAAGTGTTAAGGGCGCATTATGGCGGCGCTTTAGCTGTACACGGCGATTCTGACACCGTTCATCACTATAACGGCGTGATATGGGAGCCAGTGGCCGATAAGGATTTACAGCGGGAAATGGCGCAAATCTTTATCGATGCGGAGATTGCCTACTCGCAGAACGCCATTAAATCCGCAGTGGAAACCATGAAACTGAGCTTGCCTGTCATGGGGGCTACCGCTCGTAACCTTATCGGGTTCAGTAACGGGGTATTTGATACCCGTACCGGACAATTCCGTGACCATAGCCAAGAGGATTGGTTACTGATTGCCAGTGAGTTGCCATTCAGCGCCCCAGCAGAGGGGGAAACGCTGGCGACCCATGCGCCCAGCTTCTGGAAATGGTTAAGCCGTTCCGTTGGCAACAATAAACGGAAAGCGGATCGTGTTCTGTCAGCGTTGTTTATGGTGCTGGCTAACCGCTATGACTGGCAGTTGTTCCTTGAAATTACGGGACCAGGTGGCAGTGGTAAAAGCGTTTTTGCAGAAATCTGCACCATGCTGGCAGGTAAAGCCAATACCGTATCAGCCAGTATGAAGGCGCTGGAGGACCCGCGAGATCGTGCGCTGGTGGTTGGCTATTCGCTCATCATCATGCCGGACATGACCCGCTACGCTGGTGACGGCGCAGGGATTAAGGCGATAACGGGCGGGGATAAGGTATCTATCGACCCTAAACACAAAGCGCCTTACTCAACGCGCATTCCTGCCGTGGTGCTGGCGGTCAACAATAACGCCATGACATTCAGTGACCGAAGCGGGGGCATATCCCGGCGACGGGTGATTTTCAACTTCTCCGAAGTCGTGCCGGAAAATGAACGTGATCCGATGCTGGCGGAAAAGATAGAAGGTGAACTGGCCGTCATCATGCGGCACTTACTAACTCGCTTTGGTAAGCAGGACGAGGCAAAGCGTTTGTTGCACGAACAGCAAAAATCCGAAGAGGCGCTGGCTATTAAGCGTGAAGGGGATTCGCTGGTGGACTTCTGCGGCTATCTGATGGCGTCGGTGCTGTGTGATGGCATGTTTATTGGTAATGCTGAGATCGTTCCATTTAGCCCACGTCGCTACTTGTATCACGCCTACCTTGCTTATATGCGAGCCAATGGGCTTAGCAAGCCTGTATCTCTGATGCGCTTTGGCATTGATATGCCTGGGGCAATGGCTGAGTACGGTAAGGAGTACCAGAAGCGGAAGACGAAATTAGGGATACGCTCAAACGTTACGTTGAATGATGATTCAGATGAGTGGATGCCGCAATGTGACGCTCCCCAAAGCAGCCAATATGAAGAGGGGAAAAAATAAAACTTATAGACGAAGTGTTCACCAGTATTCACCCTGTTAAAAATCCATTTAATAACAGTGAGTTAATGGGTGAACACTTATTCTCTAAGTATTCACCAAGTGTTCACCTGTTCACCTTTTTATGGAATCTCTTCCAAAGGGTGAAGGGTTAGGGTGAACACTAGTGAACACTTGAAATGAAAGTCTTCACCCTATAACGCAATGAAAAATAAAGCGAAATAGACAAAGGTGAACAGGTGAACACTTAAACATATATTTTTTAATTTTATAGGAGGGCGATATGCCTGTTACGTTACAAGATATCCAAGAGCATCATGATAATTACGGTATTACTGATATGAGTACGATGCATACCAGCCACTATCGGCAATTGTTGCAAGATGGTGCATTCTTCTGGATTGATCATCACGAGTTTGTGCGTAGTACCTTTTCGGGGGAGATATTTGCTACCAATCTTGAACAGTTTGACGCAATGATTGAGCATTTGCAGGAATACCGAAGCAAGATGTCAACGCCGCCTGAATGGATGAGTGATAAGTGAGGAAGATATGGATCATTTTTTAGGTTTACTAAAACTGGCTTTTAATGAGTCAGCAAGTTATTTTTCATGGGCGTTTTATTCACTAATAACCGCTTATATTGTCATGGCGCTTTTAGACAAAAATAAGGTTAGAGGCGGTGTGATGAGTGTGATTGGGATTATTATTTTTTTAGTATATGTCCTGATTTTTATACCTAATTTATTCTTTATTTCTCAGGTTTTTTATGAAAGGTTGGGTTGGTTGGCGGGTGTGCTGTCGTTTATTGTCGGTTTTGTCATGATGATGCTTAATTCTATTCCTGTTATTTATGGCATTACTCAAAAAAATGATAAGAAGGAAATAGCATAATTTTGTAAATGTTTGGTTTCCGTGCTTTTTAGCGCTTAAAGCTCGGAACATAGGGGCTTCCCTTAATATTTTTCATGTATATCTTGAAGAGTGGCACTCAGACGTGAGCCGCCACTTGACCATTTAATCAAGTTGCGAGTCAGCAATGCTGACGCACAAAAAATTAAACGGCCTCAACCCTTCCCCGCGCTGGTTTCACGTCTTAACTACAAACGTTACGGAAACCACGACATGAAAAAATTGCTTGAACTCCGCCAGAAGAAAACCGATCTCACTACGCAAATGCGCTCCCTGCTGACCAAATCGGAAGAAGAGAAGCGTAGCCTCACCGAAGAAGAAGCCAAACAGTTTGATGCGATCAAGGCGCAGGTGGAAAGCCTGAATACCGAAATCCAGCGTTTTGAAGATTTGGCGGCGGCAGAACGTGAAGACGCGAAAAACAACCCTGAAGATAAATCGACCCGAAGCAAAGTCACCAACGACGAGCTACGCCATTACATTCTGACAGGCGAAACCCGCACCTTGTCTACGGCGGTGGGCGCTGACGGTGGCTATACCGTTATTCCTGAACTGGATAAAGACGTCATGCGCCAGTTGCAGGACGATAGCGTGATGCGCTCCATCGCTACGGTGAGAACCACCAAGACCAACGAATACAAAAAGCTGGTATCGGTGGGTGGCGCTACGGTGAACCGTGGTACAGAAGGCGAAGCCCGCACACAGACCAGCACGCCGAAGCTGGAAGAAGTTTCCATTAAGGTGAATCCGGTGTATGCCTACCCGAAAACCACCCAGGAGATTCTCGATTTCTCCGAGGTAGATATTCTCGGCTGGCTGACCTCTGAAATCGCCGATACTTTCACGGCCACCGAAGAAGACGATTTTGTTAACGGTGATGGCACCAAAAAATCTACAGGCTTCCTGTCCTACCCTCGCGCTGCTACCAGCGATAAAACTCGTCCATTTGGTACGCTGGAGAAGATGGAAGCCGCTGCTGTTACCTCTGACGGCCTGATCGACCTGCTGTACAAGCTGAAAGCCAAATACCGTAAAAATGCTGTATGGGTGATGAACTCCAATACCGCCGCCACGTTGCAGAAGCTGAAAAACGGTAATGGCGATTACATCTGGCGTGATCGGCTGGTGGCGAATTCTCCCGATACGTTGTTAGGCCGTCCTGTTCACTACCTTGAAACCCTGCCAAATGCCGAAGCCGGGGAAGCCTTCCTTGCGGTAGGTGACTTCAAGCGCGGCTATTTCATTGTCGATCACACTACGGGTGCGCGTACTCGCCCGGACAATATCACCGAACCCGGATTTTATAAGGTGCATACCGATAAGTACCTGGGCGGCGGTGTGGTGGACTCCAACGCGATCAAGATTCTGGAACTGGCTGACGCCTGATTGAAGGGGCTACAGCCCCTTTCCTGTCTGATGGAGTCCCGACATGAAAAATATTGAGTTTGAAGTCCGCACCTCAGAAGTGACCGCCAGCGAGAAAAAGCTGGTGGGTTACGCCGTGCGCTGGAACAGCTTGTCAGAGGTTATCTGGGATGAATTTGTGGAGCAGTTCGCGCCGGGGGCATTTGCGGGAAGTCTGGCTTCTGGTAACGATGTGCGGGCGCTGTTTGAGCATGATTACACCCAACTGCTTGGCCGTCGCAAGTCCGGTACGCTGGTACTGACGGAAGACAATATCGGGCTACGCTTTGAGCTTACCCCACCGGATACACAGCTAGGCCGCGATGTGTTAACGCTGGTGGAGCGTGGTGATATTTCCGGTATGAGCTTTGGCTTCCGGGCGCTTAAAGAGTCATGGGATATCACGCCAGCGCCTTACGTGCGTACTGTGACAGCCGCCGAACTGCGTGAAATCACCGTCACCAGTATGCCCGCCTACCCCGAAAGCGGCGTAGAGATTGCACAGCGTTCCCTGTTTGCCCAATACCCTGAATTACGCCGCACCGATGATAACCGTCGCCGCTGGGCTGAACTGGCGGGGTTGTGATATGTGGCCTTTCAATCGCAGTAAAACAGAACAGCGCAGCATGACTATCGATGAGTTCCTAGCGATGGCAGGGATTCCCAATACCGGATCAGGCGAATACGTTTCCCCCGGTACAGCGGAGTCCCTGCCTGCGGTCATGAATGCCGTGGCGGTAATCAGTGAGGCTGTGGCTTCTATGCCTTGTTACCTGTATCGGGTAGCGAATGATAATGGCCGGGAAGCGCGGGAATGGTTGCATACCCATCCGGTTGATTATCTGCTGAATGAAGCGCCTAACGATTGCCAGACGGCCTACCAGTTCAAACGCACCATGATGCGCCATTGCCTGCTGAATGGTAACGCCTACGCCGTGATTGAGTGGGGGCGCGATGGTCAGCCAAAATCCCTGCATCCTTATCCTCCTCATGCGGTAGTGGCGGAGCGCATCAAGCCGCATCGGTTTACCTACACTATTACTGAGCCATTCAGCGGGGAAGTGCGAACTTACCTTCAGGAAGAAGTGTTACACCTGCGCTATGCCACCGATGACGGTTTTCTTGGCCGTTCTCCCGTCACCATTTGCCGGGAAACGCTGGGGCTGGGTATCGCCCAACAGCGCCACGGTGCCAGCATTATGAAAGATGGCATGATGGCGTCCGGCATTATCAAGGCTAAAGGCTGGCTGGACAGCGCGAATGGTAAAAAAGCAATGGACGCGCTGGAGCGCTATAAAGGGGCGCGTAATGCCGGGAAAACCCCCATCCTTGAAGGTGACATGGAGTACGAGCAGTTAGGCATGAGTAATCAGGATGCGGAGTGGTTGGCGTCCCGTCGTTTCACGATTGAAGATATTGCCCGCATGTTCAACGTGTCGCCTATCTTCCTACAGGAATATTCCAACAGTACCTACAGCAATTTCAGCGAAGCAAGCCGCGCCTTTCTCACCATGACCATGCGCCCCTGGCTGACCAACTTTGAGCAGCAAATCAAGTCCGCGCTGTTAATCACGCCCCGTATTCCCGGCATTCGCTATCAGGTGGAATTCGATTCTGCCGATCTGCTACGTGCTAATCCGCAAGAGCGCTTCACCAGCTATGAAACGGCGATCAAGTCCGGGGTGATGTGTCCGAATGAAGCGCGAGAGCGTGAAGGGATGCCACCACGCGAAGGAGGCGACGAGTTCAGCCAGGCATGGAAACAGGAAGTGAAGGTGAAACAGGAGGTGAAACCGTGAGAGCAGGCGGATTACGTCACCGGGTGACGATCCAACATTTCACCACAATCCGTGATTCGAGCGGTCAGCCTATCAAGACGTGGCGTGATGTAGCTACGGTATGGGCGCAGGTAACCGGCATTAACGGGCGTGAGTTGATATCAGCGGGTGCAGAAATGGCAGAGGTGAGCTTTCGTGTTTGGATGCGTTACCGGGCTGATGTGACCAGCGCCAACCGTCTTATCTGGCAGCAGAAAGGCCGTGAGGCGATGGCCTACAACATCGTGTCAGCGATTCCTGATGAAGCCTTTACCCGTCTTGAGTTGCTGTGTAAGGGAGGGGTGAAACGTGACTGAAATGATTACGCTGGCAGAAGCAAAGCTACATTGTCGTATTGATGCTGATGACGAAGATGTGCTGATTCAAGGCTATATCGCTGCGTCGCTGGAGGTGTGTCAGAAACATATCGGTAAACGCTTTGATGATGGGTTGGAATTTAATCCTGCCATTAAGGTGGGTTGCATGATGTACGTTTCCCAGCTTTATGAATACCGCGCCACTCTTAGCGATGTAGAGGTAAAAGAAGTCCCGCTGGCTATTTCTGCATTGTGGTCAGTCTATCGTGATCCGGGGGTGTACTGATGCCCTATCAACCTTTACGCCGCTGTACCGAGCCAGGCTGTAACGTGCGTGTGAAGTCAGGCAAGTGTGACCAGCATAAGCGGGAAGCCCGCCGCCAAAGCGACAGCAGACGTGGCACCCGAACCGAACGAGGCTACTCCAATCGATGGGGAGAATATCGCCGCCACTTCCTCGGTGCTAATCCGCTGTGTGCTCACTGCCTCAAGGATGGTGTGTATACCCCTGCCACCATCGTGGATCACATCATCCCGATAGAGGGCGAAAGTGATGTGTTGTTCTGGCCAGTTTGGAATCACCAGGGATTATGCCAGACCCATCACAACCGCAAGACCACGCAATCAGACCCGATCACCAAGGCTAACCGTAAAGCAGGGATGTACCAGGAGCAGGAGGCGCGGGCAGCACAGCGTAATGACTGGATGTATGAGGTAGGCCATGACTGAGCAGGAGATCAATCAGATGATGGCCGGCTTGAGGCGCAGCCGTGACCAGTTCAGGGAGTGCAAAGACAAGGCAACAGGCCAGCATACGCCACGACGCACCACCGAACGGGATCGGGAGATTCGGGAGGCGTTTCGCAACCGTTGACGGGGTGGGGGGCGTTTTCAGGACAAAACCTTGTTCGCTAGGAACCGACCACCCCCTCAAATTTTTACGCACGGCATTTTTTTTAATTGCAGTAAGCCCAAAGGAAATAAGAAGTTATGGCACGACCACCGAAACCGCCTTTTTATCTCGATGAGATTGCTGTCCAGCAGTGGAAGACAAAAGCGAAACAACTTGCTGAACGGGGCGATCTGACTCCCGCCGACTGGAACCACCTGGAATTGTATTGTGTTAATTACTCGATGTACCGCAAAGCCGTTGAAGACATTGCTCTGCGCGGGTTTTCGGTTGAAGGCTCACGCGGAGCAACAACCAGTAACCCGGCGCTGAAAGCCAAATCTGACGCGGAAAAAATCATTATAAAAATGTCCTCTTTGCTGGGCTTTGACCCGGTATCACGTCGCCGTAATCCGGTAGAAACGGAGGAGGAAGACGAACTTGACCGCCTATAATGATTACGCAGAAGCGGTAAAAAGCGGTGAAATTCCGGCGTGTAAGCGGGTAAAACAGGCCGTAGAACGGTACTTTTCTGACCTGAATAACCCGCTGTATACGTTCGATGGGGACGCTGTAGCGCGTTTTATCGCTTTTTCTCGCCTCTGTCCTCACGTCAAAGGGCCGTTGCGCGGCCAGCCTATTGTGCTGGAGCCGTGGCAGCAGTTCGCCTTTGCCAACATTCTGGGGTTTCGTGTTGCGGCCACCGGACGGCGCAAGTATCGCAGCGCCTACATTCAGGTGCCACGTAAGAATGCGAAATCAACGGTAGCGGCCATGTTGGCTAACTGGTTTCTAGTCATGGAGCACGGCCAACAGGATATCTACACCGCTGCCGTGAGCCGCGATCAGGCGCGAATCGTGTTTGATGACGCCCGTCAGATGTGCCTGTTATCCAAACCGCTGAAAAAGCGTCTCACCGTGCAGCAGCACAAGATGATTTACCCCAAATCCAACAGCCTGTTAAAGCCGCTGGCGGCGAAGGCTTCCACCATTGAGGGGACAAACCCCAGCCTTGCTGTGGTCGATGAGTACCACCTTCACCCGGATAACGCGGTGTATTCGGCGTTGGAATTGGGTATGGGAGCCAGACCGGAAGCCTTGTTGTTTGCTATCACCACATCCGGGAGTAATGTCGTATCGGCCTGTAAGCAACATTATGATTATTGTTGCCTGATTCTGGACGGTGACGAGGTGAATGATTCTCTGTTCGCGCTGATTTACGAACTGGACGACGAAAACGAGATAGACGACCCGGCGCTATGGGTGAAAGCCAATCCCAATCTTAACGTGTCCGTCGATGCGGCGGCGCTGGCCGATACCATCCAGAAAGCGCGGGGCATTCCGTCGCAGTGGGTGGAAATGCTCACCAAGCGGTTTAACGTCTGGTGTCAGGGTGCAACGCCGTGGATGGGCGTAGGAGCCTGGGAGGGCTGTAAGGCCGATTACACCGAAGGCGATCTGGACGGTCAGGACTGCTACGCCGGGCTTGACCTGTCTTCTACCGGGGATATCGCCAGCGTTTGCTATACCTTTCCCGCTGGCCGGGAACTTCTTCTTTTAACCCGCCATTACCTGCCTGAAGCGCAGTTGCATAACGTCGCCAATAAAAACCGGGCTATCTATCGTCAGTGGGCGAAAGCGGGCTGGATACGCACCACGCCGGGGGATTGCATCGATTATGACCGTATCCGCGATGACATTTTACGGGATGCGGAGCGATTCGGGATCACGTTGGTGGGTTTTGATACCTGGAACGCTACCCACTTACGCACCCAGCTACAGGGCGCGGGGCTGGACGTCGAGCCATTCCCGCAAACCTACCTTAAATTTAGTCCGGTAGCGAAATCCGCAGAGGTATTCGTTAACCGTCGTGTTATCCGGCACAACGGCGATCCGGTGCTGGCGTGGGCGATGAGCAATGTGGTGATGGAGACCGACGCCAACGCCAACATTAAGCCGAACAAGAAGAAGTCTGCCAACAAGATAGACCCCGCCGTCGCGTTTCTGATGTCGTTTGGTACGTGGCAGGCAGAGCATGAAGATTTTGCGTTTGATATGAGCGAAGAGCAGCAGCAAAGACTTGCTGAATTTACCGGCATTTAACTGGAGAGCACACGATGAATGTAGCAATTGAGTATCAACCACTGAAAACCATCCGTCTCTATGGCGTTCTGGGTGCAACGTTTGGGCGCGTACATCGGCTGGCAGTTGAAAGCCGTCAGGAAGCAATAAAGGCGTTAAGCGTCATCATTCCGGGTTTTGAAAAGTTCCTGCTGACCAGTAAATCTCGCGGGCTGACATACGCCGTTTTTGATGGCAAACGGAACTTATCTAAGGACGAACTGGACTTTAACGTCAGTAGTGAAATCCGTATTGCGCCGATCATTATCGGTAGTAAAAAGGCCGGGGTGTTTCAGACTATTTTAGGTGCCGTATTAGTTGTCGCAGGGGGGGCTATCTCTTATTTCGGTGGTGTAGGCATTGGTGTGCCGATAATGCAAATGGGCGCATCCATGATGCTTGGCGGCGTTGTTCAGATGTTAACGCCTATGCAGGGCGGCATATCAATGCGTGAGTCTCCCGACAATAAACCGTCATACGCATTTGGCGGCCCCGTTAACTCTATTGCACAGGGTAATCCAGTGCCAATTTTATATGGCCGTCGCCGAATCGGTGGCGCGATTATTTCAGCGGGTATTTATGCAGAAGATCAGCAGTGAGGGGACATGATGGATCAGAAATCTATTGAGAAAGTTCTCGGCGAGATGGCTCGTATACAGGGGCATGAGCTTAACGGACAAGACAAGCTGATGATCCGCACTCGCATATCATCAACATTGGCAGCAAAAAAACGTCATTGCCAACGAATGGAATCTGGTGCTTTTGTGTGGAGAAAACCAGAAAGCCTGCGCAGATAACTTTTTAATCGATATACTTTATCATTGTGTGTTAATTGAGCTATCTACCTTTCAGTTTACGGCAGTTCTTATAACAAGTTCAGGAAAATATATGACCGAGAAAAATGAAGAGTTATGCGAGCTATGCAAGAAACACGGGAATGCAGGGCGAAAGGAGTCGCCGCACGAAAATTTAGTTTCTACTGGTGGTAAAGAAATTAATGCGCATGGGAAGGATGCCTCAGAGCGTTATTATAGATGTAGAGATTGTGGCCATGAGTGGATCTGGGAACCGGGTAATTACGGAATGGGGTGGATTTAGCCGATGCAAAGAAGAGATTTGAATAGAATCATCTAAGGTCGCTCATGCGGCCTTTTTTGTTCATGACTGTTCGCGGGTATGTGTAGTCAGTGGTGTAGTCATTTTAAATAAAAAACGCCCGTCATATCTGACGAGCGCCTTATAAAACAATGCGATACAAACTGTTATCAGTTCATGCCGTATTTTTTCAATTTCTTACGCAGAGTACCACGGTTGATGCCCATCATCAGGGCTGCGCGGGTTTGGTTACCGCGGGTGTATTGCATCACCATGTCCAACAGTGGCTGTTCAACTTCAGCCAGTACCAGCTCATACAGGTCACTTACATCCTGACCGTTCAATTGAGCAAAATAGTTCTTCAGTGCCTGTTTAACCGAGTCGCGCAGGGGTTTTTGGGTTACCTGAGCCTGAGAGTTTACAGTGGAAACGGTCAGTACGTCAGAATTCACGCGTTGTTCGAACAT